CAAACTTTAATGTTAGGTCTTAAGACTTTACAAGAAACGAACAACTTAACGGGGAAAGAAGTTGAGGCGTTCGTGCAACGTGCAATCGACAATCATGTTGACTTGCTTGCATCTGGTTTAAACTTTAATACCTTATATAAAGGTATGTTCTTCGATGATATCGTTAAGAAAAGAATCGAAGCTGAAAGACAAAACTGGATTAAGCAATCTAATAAAGCTGATTCCGCTGCATCACCTGATGGTAAATCAGGTAAAGGAAAAGATTCCCCAACAGATGTTAAGACAATGGCAGAGTTCAATAGCCTATTAAATACTGTTTCCAAAGAGATTAATTAGTAACCAACATGGAAATAAAATTATTAGGAGGTAGATATTTATGTTAAATGCTTTAAATCCAGTAGCTGATATTAACAGTTACATCGAATATTTCACAAATCATGGTTATGCTATAAGACCAGAATTATTCTATGATAAGCAATTATTAGATACTATCCGTTTAGATGAAAAGAACTTCGTGTTCTACAGATTAGCAACAACAACACCAATCCAAGGAAATGCTGAAAAATTACAAATCAGAAGATGGGCTCCATTACAAGCTCACACTGTACCATTAGATGAAGGAGTTCCTCCATTCAGTGATAAAGGTTCTATGGAGAAATATGAAATTAATACATTTGCATATGGACGTTACATGGAATTTACTGATAGAGTTAACTTCGAATTAATCGATCCAGTAATCGCACATTATACAAAAGAATATTCTATAGTTGCTATGGAAACATTAGACTTACTAGCAAGAGATGCTTTAGTAACAGTTGCTTCTGCATTCTATGCTGGACAAGTTGCAAACTTCCAAAGCTTAACTTTAGATTGTAAACCTAGTCTAGAAGACTTAAGAGTTATTGCATTATCAATGAAGAAGCAATTAGTTAAACCTAGAAATGGTAATAGATACCATGTAATTGGTACTCCTGACTTCTACTTCGATATGATCGAAGATTCATTAGTACAAAAATACATGACTATTAACCAAACTACTAAAGGCTTCTATGATGACATGGGACCAATTCCTCCAATGTTTGGACTTGAGTTCTATGAAACAATGCATGTAGATAACAGTGGTGAATTCCATGCAACTATTAGTGGTACTGAAGATGACTACTTATTAGTAGCTCGTTATAATACTTCAACTAATCAAATGGAATATGGTACTGCTGCTGCAACTACTTATAAAGTTGCTAAGAAAGATGCTCAAGGAAATCCAGATAATTATGTATATGATTCAAGAACTGGACAAAAAGCTTCTTACATTCCTAACTTAAAAGTTTGGGATTTAGATGCATATAATACTGCAGTTGGCGATGGTAATGGTGATTGGTATGAATTAAAAGTTGACAGAGTATTCGTTTTAGGAGCAGACTGCTTAACTAGAACTGAAATCGCTGGTCAAGGAAATGCTAAGATGTATGTTAAAGCTTTAGGTTCAGCTGGTGTCCTAGACCCAATTGACCAAAGACAATCTATCGGATTCAAAATTAACAGTGTTGGTTTCGGTTCAACTAGAACTGAAGCAGTAGCTATCTACTACTGTGTACCTTCACAATTAAACGCAGACTTTAACTAGTCTGTACGATAGGAGGAAACATATATGGCTAGTAAAAAAGAATCCATCGACGCTTTCTTAGATGAAGTTGTCGAAGAAAATACTACAGAAGTAGTACAAGCACCTAAAACTAAGTTATCTACTGAAGCTACACATGAACACAACTTCAATAAAGTAGAAGCTAAACGTAAAGGATTAGTTGCTTTATATCGTAAAGAACCTAAGGTTGCTGTAAGTATATCTCCATTCTATGCACCTTATTTAGGTAATGTCGTAAGACAAATTGTAAATGGAATTGTTGTAGATGTACCATGCGATGGACAAACTTATTACATAAACGAGACTCATGCGTCACATATAATTACAAAAATTAAAAGAGTGGATGCTATGATATCTCGTCAGAACAAAGCCGGAGATGTCAAAAATAATTTTGAATATTCTCCTGGTCAATTACATATATAAAATACAAGACAGGAGTTTAGCTCCTGTCTTTATTCTTATGTAAAGGAGGTAAGAATATGGAAATAAAGAAATTAGTAGATACTATAAATCGTACCTACGTCCCATCAGAATATCTAAGACAACCAGATGTTTATTATTTCATGGACAGAGTTATCGATGATATCAATGAACGTCTTCAATCTTGTTATCCAACATTCTCAGAGTGGGATGAATATGTTGAAGAATATAATAAACGCTTCGCACCACAACCTGCTCCAGAACCACCTGAAGGTGTAAGTCCTCCAGAACAACCACATTTACCTGGTGAACCTGGACTACCAAAGGATAGACCACTTCCACCTAAAGGCCCACATAAACCTATACCTTTCCATCCACCTATTAAACCAAAGGATAGAACTGTATATGATGTGATTCCTGATAAGTATTTAAGAAGTGTAGTTGCTTTAGGAGCTGCTTTATATTTCTATGAATCTGATGAAGAAGGAGAACAAATTGCAATGGATTATCAACGTAGATATGAAGAGCAATTATTCTATATGGTAAGAGACTTCCATAGTTTAGTTCCATTAGAATTCCAAAATAATACTGGTGGATACATAGACTTCTCATATGAAAGAGAGTTAGGACCTTGGAATCTACATCCGAGAGGAGTGGTAATGCGTGGCTACAACAACAAAGTTTTATAGATTACGTGGACGTAATGTAAGAAACTCTACGCAATTACAAAGTATGGCTAATGGTATGTATCTTACAGATCAAAACATACCAGAAGGTTTTGCTAAAGTAATGGTTAATTATGATATAGATACTACAGGTTCTTGTATTAGAACTAAAAAAGGACGTAGTATTCATGATGTTCTACATTATCCAGAGCATGGTATAATGTATACTACTTATAATTTAGGTAGAATGCATTTAACAGATTATGTATATACTTATGATTATAACTCAGAAGAAATTAACGATATTAAAGATGTTGTACTTAGTTTTGGTAAATATGGTAAATTATCAGATTTTATTGATACATCAGTAAAACCTGATTTAATACCACCTGAACACTCTGGTTATGGTTATTTATCTGATCTTGTAATAACTTATGATGAACGATCTAGTACAGACGTACCTATAATAGATGGTGTTAATGTGCATAGTGAAACAACACATTCAATGTGGGGTATATATTGCGGACGTGGTAGTGAAAACTTTAGTAAAATGGGTAATGAAAACATCGGTTTTGTATCAGCACGTACTGTTAATAATGCTTATGTGTTTGATAAAAAAGTTGTAAATCCTTTAGGATATCCTATATCAACAGTACTTAATAATGAAATATATGCAATTACAGGTGGACCTGTAGCTGTTAATATAATGCCAGCAGACTTAGATCTAACTAGATTCACGCAACTTACAGATTCAGTATTATCTAAATTAGTTATACATGAAACAAGTGGTGGTTATAGTATTAGACGTGTACCTATACAACCTCGTCGTGTTAATCCTACAGAGATATCAACAGTTGGTTTTAATATGTTATCTGAATCACCATATGTTTATGATGACACTGCTGGTGGATCACCAAGAGTGTTAGGATTATTATTATATGAAGATGGCAATGATATACCAACTATAACACCTACTGTTGGTGACACATATAATGCACGTTTATTTTATCAATACTTAACTGCAGGTAGTACATATCAATATAAAATTGGTATTAGAGATGCTATGAAAGAAATACGAGAAGATGATCCTGATATATATGAAACACTTATAGACTGGACTAGCATTACAACAGGTAATGAAATAAACTTTAATATAGCAATACCTTATTCTAAAACTACAATAGTTGCATATTTACGTAGAGATGGACAAACATCAACTGAAAGTGAAATGGCATGGACATATGATACATCTGTAGCTAAAGTAGAATTAAAAGAATATAACTTAGCTACTGCTAAAGGTATGATTAGTTGGATGGGTTGTGTAGGATTATATGGTGTACAAGATGCACCAGAAACAATATTCTTCTCAGATGTAGAAGATCCAAGTTGTTTCCCATATCCTGGTAACACAATAACATTTGATAATGAAATACTTGCTGTTCATAACTATCTAGATATGTTATTAGTTATAACAACAGATAGTATTTATGTAGTTACTGCTGGTTCTAATATAATGAGTAGTATTCAAAGAAAAGTTATGACTAATATTTTCATACCTGAAATAGATGCTATGAATGCTGTAGTACTTAAAGACCAAATATTCTTTAAAACAGATACACAGTTCTATGTACTTAAACCAAATAAATATACATCAGATGCAACAGACTTGAAGAACTTTACTAACTCTACAGCTGTATCACATTACACTATACATTTTACTGAAGAAACATTAAAAATTCTTAATAGAGTATTTAGACCTATAACAAATGAAGAATCTAAATTACGTAGAAAAACAGTAAAATTTACAGACTTTGATGTTACTGACGTACAAAGTATGGTTAAAGAGGAAGAAGTTCATTATGTATACACTATAGTTCCTTATATAGAAGAAAAACAATTCGGTAATCTAGATTTGCATTTAATATACAATACTGTTACTAGAAGTTATAGATTATATCTAGTAGGTATAGGTGATGAAGAAGTGGAACACTCTGCCAAATTATATAGAAACAAACAATCAGGTGCTTTCTATGAAATATTTCCACATAATAAAACTGATCATCATGCATCTTTATATATTATTAAGGAATCTTTAAAAGGACGAGATGATGATATTGTAGATAATGATTGGCATCTTACACCTTACTATAATAATTATAATTATATAGATACAGGTAATGTAGCATTAGAAGATATTGCAAATAAGAGATTCAGAGAATTACAAATGAATATTGTCAATAAGGAAGATAGTAGAATACGTTTCTATACAGATGTTAAGATAGATGGTAAGTTAAATGTTACTTCAACTAGATATCAAATAGAAAATGTAACAGATCCTGATGATCCAGATTATGGTTTAGTATATGTTATACCAACTGAAGTAGATGAATTAAAAACTATGATGATGGCATATGGTAATACTGCATTAGAGTGTGAAGAACAAGAGCTTGTTAAGTATTGGGAAGTTGATTTATCTGCATTCCCTGACTTAGATACAGCTACAATTAAATTAAAATTATGGGGTAAAGGTAGACGTGCAGCCTTCCAAATGTTATGCACAGACTTAAAGAACTATGAAATAACTTCTTTAGTATGGGTATATAGAACAATGAACGTAAGATAAGGAGGAAATAATATGATAGAAAACTTTACATATATTCCTAAGTATGTTAAACAAGATTCTGATTTAGAATATGGTGAAAAAGTTACACATGAAAACTATAATGAGAAACTTAATCTTAACACTACACAAGGAGATTATAATACACAAGTTCTTGATTGGTTATTAAATGATAGTGATCCTGAAGTACATGTAAACATACCTTATTTAGATAAAAATATACAAGATATAAGAAATGAAATATCAGGTTATGATAATAGATTTACAGGTATAGATAATAGGATCACTGATGATGAAGGTTTAATAAGTAGCAATCAAACAGCTATAGAAAATATACTAAATGGTACAGCAACTGTCGGACATGCAAACACAGCAGATGGTTTATCAGGTGCTTTTACTGCAGGTCCTAATAAATACTATGGTACTAATGCAGATTCAGAACCAGGATTCTTAGATGTACCTGATTTCTTATATGCTATAGATATGGAAACTTCGACAGGAGTTGATGGCGTATACTATGTACCTGCATTAAATTCAGTTGCTGAAAATATGTTAACAGAACCTGTTAGAGAAAAATTAAATAGAACTAATATTACAGATTATGACTACCTTACTAACAGACCTTTAATAAATGGTGTGTTATTAACAGGTAATGTAAGTCTTGATGATTTAGGAGTACAACCTGCTGGTAGTTATGTAACTGATACAGAATTCGCTACAACGTTAGCTGATTATTCTACAACAACAGATTATCAATCTTGGGTTAATACACAACTTGGAAATTATGCTACTACTTCAGCTTTATCTGAAACTAATAGTAATTTATCTACTACTACTAATACAGCTAATAATGCATATACACGAGCTTATGCTTGTGCACGTGTTGGTGTAAATGAATATCCAACAAATCCACAAGAAGGAGATATATATTTTACAGTATAGGAGGTTATATTTATGGGAAGATATAATCGTATAAGAGTGTACCATAATGGAAGTTGGGTACAGCCTACAAGTTGTAGTGTATATCATGCAGGTGGTTGGTGGTACTTAGGTCCTAATGATGCTAGTTCTTCTTACAATAGCAAAAATGCTTATGTTGAATATAATAATAATTACCTTAGAACTACATTACAAAGGCAAGATTACAGTTATGTAACTGATAGCTGGGCACAAGGTGCTTTTAGCCTATTACCAGCAGGTCAATATAATTATTGTTCAAGAACAACAGCATCGGGTGTGTATAATCAACAATTCTATTTTGCTGCAAATATAGAAAAAACAGAAGATGTAGATCAAATACTATTCTTTAATGGTAAACCTTCATATAGTTTTATATCTATAGTGTGGTTAGCAGATGGTAGAATTAGAATACAAGCTAGATATGGTACAGGTACTACCTATACAGCATATACTTCTAATAGTGTCGGTAAAAACATACAAACTAGTTTCTGGATTAGATTTGATGCAGGTACTAGAACAGGTGTAGGAGCCTTTAATGGTGTTAGTCAATCAATGACTGTTGCTACTGCATTTGCATATGCTGGTAGCGGTGCTTATACACAAGTTGGTGATACTTATACACGTTTTAGAACTGATCTTGCAGTAATTGGTGGTGGTGGTAGTAACAATAGTACTGTAAACAGTGTACAATTTAATCCTAGTACTGCGTCAGGTAGTGATGGTTATCGTTACTCAGGTGTTAATCACCAAGAAAGTAGAAGTTCAGGAACAAACTGGATTTAAGAAAGGAGAGATATTATGGCAACATATCCTATTAAACAATTAAAAGATAAAAATCAATTACCATTTTTTCCGTTTAATACATTAGAATCTGTATTAGTAAATGGTACAGATAAAAACCTTGCAGATTTGTTAGGTGAGTATTATACAGAAGATGAAATAAATGAAATGTTTGCTACTGAATTAAGTAAGTTTTCAGTATATGAAAGTTATGAAGACTTACCAGTAGAAGCAAGAGAAGGTGCTGTAGCTGCAGTAGATAATTCAGGTACGTACAATCTTTATATGTACTATGAAAATGCTTGGCGTGCTTTAACACAAAAAGGTGATACTGGTGCTACAGGTCCTCAAGGACCAACAGGTCCAACTGGACCTCAAGGTCCTACTGGTCCTCAAGGTCCAACTGGAGCAACAGGCCCACAAGGACCACAAGGTATACAAGGTAAACCTTTTACAATAGATAAGACTTATCCATCAGTTGCTGAGATGAATGCAGACTTTGATAACATGCCTGTTGGTAGTTATGTAATGATTGCTACAAGTATAGAAGTTTCAGATAATGCTAAATTGTATTATAAGAGTGCTGAAGAATCTTCTTGGGTATTCATTACAGACTTAAGTGGTGCTACTGGTATTCAAGGTGAACAAGGACCACAAGGTATTCAAGGACCTCAAGGACCTACAGGACCTGCAGGTGCTGACGGAGTAAATGGTGCTGACGGTGCTGATGGATTCAGTCCTATAGCAACAGTTACTAAATCTGGTAATACAGCAACAATCAGTATTACAGATAAAAATGGAACAACTACTGCGAATGTTTATGATGGTACAGGTGGAACTGAGCATATCTATACTTATAGTACTGGCACTAGTAATAATAAAGGAGATGCACCAGGAAGACGTATTACATTAAATGATTATAAACCTGGTAAAATCTATGAACATAGAAATTATAGTAGCAATACAAATGGTCTTTATTATAATTTTAAATATGGATCAACAACCCCATTATCTACTGGTACAGGTTTATTACCAGTAGGTTTACCAAATTACTTGATACCTACAATGCAAGGTTTTATCATAGAAATGTATTATGATTTAGACGATTTGGAAACTGTTAACAATCTTGCATATGGTACAACGCTAGGTTTAATAACTCTTAAATCTGGGGAGACAGGTATGAATGAAGATGATAAAGTAGTATGCCGTCTAGATAAAAGTAATACTGATCATGATAAATGTTTAATACATACTTCAGGTTATGCTGGGCTATTAACACCTAATAATTTAGCCACTTTAAAAACTACTGCAAATCAAGTTACAAATAAACAAGATACATTAGTAAGCGGTACTAATATTAAAACAATTAATAATGAAAGTATATTAGGTAGTGGTAATATAAACATCTCTGGTGGTGGAGGTGGAGGAACTACTTATACTGCTGGTGATTATATTAATATAGACACTAATAATAAAATTAGTGGTAATATAAATAAAATTATAAGTACATCAAGTTCTACAGATGTAGGAACTTCTAGTAATAACAGGTTAAACTTAAATAATTTAAAACCAGGTAAATATGTTTATAAAAATAATCGTTCAGCTAGTACGCTATATTATTCATATGATCACGGTAGTAGTTCTAGTACTATGGTAACTACAACAGGTTCTTATACTCCTTCAACAAGTATAACAGGAATGAACAATTATAATTACTATGGCTTTACTGTAGAAATGTTATACGATTTAGATGCTGTAGATACTATAAATGCTTTACCTAAAAACACTATAATTGGTACTATTACATTTAGATACAGCTCTGATGATTCGTCTAGTTCGGATCTATTTACAGTTGGTTTATATAAATATCCTGTAGGCGGTAGTAGTACAACAGATAGTTATCTTTATACAGCTAATGGTTACGGATTTATACCTTCGTATTCACATATGCAAACTTTGGCATCAAATGCATCATCTGGTGCAAGTGCTAGTTCAACTGCAAGCCAAGCATTATCACAATGTTATTCATTAGATGCAAGAGTAACTGCATTAGAACAAGGTGGCGGTGGAAGCTCTGGTGGTTCTAGTGATATACGTATGAAAAGTATATTTAATCAAACATCTTCTGTATATTGGCCTACATCTGGTAATACAAGCTCTTGGTTGTTTGATTATAATTCTAATAATAAATTCTATATGGACATAGATCGTAATATGTATAATCGTGTAACATTTAGATTATATGATTCATCAACACAATCTCCTATGTCTGTTAGTAGTGCGATATTAGAATGTATACCAATTGGTGCTGGTTCATCAATAACTATTGAACTTGGCGATATAATTATAGATAGTTATAATACTACTATTATAGACTTATCTAAGTTTGATCAATTAGATACTATGGAAAGTTATCAAGTTATTATGTATTCAGGTAGTAAAACAGGTCTTATAACAGATAAGACATTAACATTGGATCTTAATGAGTTTACATATGATTCTATGTATTCAAAATATTCCTTATATAATCAAGATGTTAATAATCCTGATACATTCTGGAAGACTTTAACTACATTGTATAAAAACTGTTTACCAAGTGGTTCGTATCAAAATATTTATACACCTGCTTTAGCAAATCTTAAAGCAACTATTATAGAAGAGTCAAAAACTGGCGGTCTAAATCAATGTAATATTACTAGTGCTAATTTCCAAAATGGTTATTTAGAGTTAACTATTACTAGTTTCTATATAAATAATAGTACATTATATCCTGTAACATGGTCTGTTAGTATACATTATGATGATATACATAGTACTATTGATAGCATACAAGTAAATAAAGGATAATTATGGAAGCAATATTAACATTAATTGGAACTATTATTGTAGCTATTATTAGTTTAATAGGCATAATATTCCAAACTAAATCTAAAGAAAAACAAGATTCAATAGATAAAAAGCTAGATGCATTTAGAAAAGAGAGTAAGGATGATGATATCAAACTAAATAAAAAACTAGATGATAACCATCTCCAAACTCTCAAGCTCTGGCTTGTAACTGAAATGACTAAAATACGTGAAGGTAACTATAAACCAAATGATGAACTTAGATCTTTAATACATGAAGCCAAACAAGAATATAATAATCTCGGTGGAGATAGTTATGTTGATAGTATGTTTGATGAATTAAAAGATAAAAAATTAATATAATATGTTATAATAAAATAAAGGAGATACTATGGAAATAATAAAAGAATTCATAAAACCAGAACTACTTATACTTGTACCAGTTATGTATATTATAGGTATGGGTATTAAAGCTAGTTCAATAAATGATAGATTAATACCATTTATATTAGGTTTTGTATCTATTATTCTCAGTGCTTTATATGTTATAGCAACAACAGACCTTGAAGGTACTAAACAAATTGCTATGGCTATATTCACTGCAATCACACAAGGTATATTAATAGCTGGTGCTAGTGTATATTTTAATCAAATGTTTAAACAAATAACTAAAAAGTAAAGGAGGAATCAATATGGCTTATACAGAAAGGTATAAGAAACCTGCAAAGGATAATAAAAATTATTATACTGACTATAACTACTTTTATCCAAAATGGGAAGATCAATGTACTTGGTATGTAATTGGTAGACTGTTAGAATTAGGTGCTAATAGAGCAGTATTACAAAAGAAAGTACCGCAAACAAATGCAGAGAATTGGTACAATGATGCTAAATTCCCTAAACAACAAGAACCAGAAGTTGGTTGTTATGTATGCTGGTATGCTGGACAAACACATCATGCTGCTGATGGCATGGGACATGTAGCTTATGTTGAACATAAATATCCAGATGGTGCTATAAGAATTACTGAATCAGGAAAGAATATGAAATTCAAAACACGTATTCTTCAACCACCATATAAATTCTATCTTAATGTAAAACATAAAGAGAATTATAAATACGCTGGTGCAGTTAAAGTATTAGATATTCAACCAGAAGAATACTGGATTGAAGGTGCTGAATACATTACAACTGCTAAGAAGTATTTAAGATATGATCACTGTACTGGTAATAACAAAGTTAAATATAAAAACTTAAATGCTTCAGCTAAAGCTAAATGTGATAACGTTGCAACATATGCTAGAACTAAAGTTGGTTCTCATTATACTTTCCATGAGTTTGCTACAGATAGTAAAGGAAACATCTGGGGTAGAACTACACCTGATGGAAGAGACTATAAGATCTGGATATGTGTAGAAGATAGTACAGGCAAACAAGTAAGGAGAGTTGATTAATATGTTTATAAACCCTTATACAACAGGTCAAATGAATGGAGCTATACCTGTGCATGCTCCAAATACAAATAATAAAAAAGATGATGATTTACAATCAAAATATACACCTTTTTTACAAGGTTCTGATAGAGATTGGTATAACAATGTATTTGAAAAGCATGGTTATCAATATCAAGATTTACTATGGGTACTTGAAAATGCTTATAATGAAGGTAAAATATCAGGTACTGCTGCAGAAAGAATATTTGGTAGTTATGGTGTTGATGCTTCTTATACTTATAATGATTTAGATAAAAAATTATATAACGTAACACCAACAGATGGTTCAGCATCTGAAGGTTCTGGTTCAGGTTCTGGTTCAGGATCTAGTAATGCAAGTTCTGGTGCTACTAAAACATTAATGAACCAAATACAAAGATTAGAAAATCAATTAACTGATTATAAAAATCAAATAGATGAACTTAAAAAACCTCAACTAAAAACTTTAGATGAACTATTAGATCATTATAATCTTAAAGATAAATACAATATGGATTATCTTTTAAAGATGTATAATGATGCTACTAATAAATATTATCAAGATACTATTAATTCACAAAATCGATATAACGAAGAAGCATTAAATAATACATCTTTAGTTGCTAATGAAGCATTAAAGAAATATTATGATAGTTATAAATATGCTGCTCCTACATCTATGGGACGTGGTACTAAAGGTGCTAATATGTTAAGAAGTTTATTAGGTGGACAACAAACTAATGAGGCTACAGGTTATGAATTAAATAGTATTCTTAATGATTATAAACAACAATGGGATAAAGAGTTAGCGTATAACCCAACATTTGCTAGAACTAAATACAATGATATGGGTAATTGGCTACTAGATAGACAAACTAAAATGAATACTGCAGATGTTAATGATTATATACATGATTTAACTGCTTATACTAATTATTATACTGGTACAAGAAATGCACAAAATACATATGCTCAAGCATTAGCAGATTCATATAGAGATAGAGCAAATGCTGCTTTAGCTGGTAATAGTTACAGAGCAAGTACTGCTACTGAAAATGCTTTAAGAAAAGCATATCAAGCACTATATGGTACTGATTGGCAAAAAGCATATAATAATACTAATAAAGATTTAGCTGTTAGAGCAGGTGCTAGTTCGACAACTAATTAGAAAGTGAGGTGTGTGTAAATGAGTTCACTTGGTGATAAGATGTATGCTTATAGTAAATGGAAATCACAATTTGAATTAGACCATCCAGTAATTAGTACTATAAATAATATCCTAAAATTAACAAACCCATTATCAACAGTAAACTCTACTGTTTCTGGGATTTATGATATGGTTGAAGGTGTACCTAGACAAAAGAGAGAAGCTACTCAATCCTGGGAAAAACAAATTGGATATAGAACAGGTATGGATGTTAATGCAGATACATTTAGAGATGAGTTTGATACTTATATTCGTGATGCACAAAAACTTGGATACTTAGATGGACAAACAACTAAAGATGGTTTAGCTGCTTACACTAAATATAGAAATAATGGTTATAATATTAAAGCGTTATCTGATAAAGATCAAGAAAACTTAAGAAAACTATATGGTGTATTATGGAATCAAGGTAATCCTAAGTTTGCTAGTTACTATAATAAATTCACAAAAGATATGACACCGGATCAAATAAGAGATTTTATAAATGGTCTTGGTTCAGAACTATCTTCAATGGGTATACCTGCACCTGATTATCTTAAAGCAGACTTTGAGAATTATCAAAGAGAAGTAGATCCTTTAAAATGGTATACTAATCAAGAACTTGCTGATTTATTAAATATCGATTATGATTTTAATAATATAAAAAATGAACTTGATACTGCTGCTCAAGCTGGTGTAGACTATGCTAATTGGAAATCAGACTTGTTAGCAAATACTGCTGAAAGAGATAATGCACAAGGTATAACATCTTATTTAGATGCTATAAGAAATACTAAATCACAAGCAATACAAAAGGGAGTTACTAATGGTGCAAGAGCTGCTGCAGAATATTTAGCTACTATGGATACAATCAATTCAAAAGGACAAAGTGAATTACAAACAGCAAAAGATCGTGAAGCTGCTGTTAATGATGCACTATTAGAACGTGCACAAACAGAAATCAATGCACTTAATACTTATGATAAATTATCACAAATGTTTTCAAATGCAAGCACAACACTATATGCTAATGATGTAGAAAGAAAAGGAGCAGATACTTTAGCTAATTCTAATTTCTACAGTGCTGATGAAAACACAAGAGCTAATTTCTTAGGTGCTAATGCTAAAATGGCTGGTATGTATGATTATGCTAATGCTGCAAATCAACCATATTTAAATCAAGCAGGACAAGTATATGATTATTTTAAAGATATATCTATGCCTGCCAATGGTAATGATTTCTATAAAGCATTAAGTGATTATATAAATCTTGCATATTCACAATCTTCAGGATACCAATCTTTAGCTGATAAGTGGGGAGCGATGAGTCAATATGGCAACAAATAGACCTTATATGAATAATGTTAAATACATGAACAATGTTAAATACATGGATGGTGTGTCTTTGATGCCTGACGTAGTGGGGTTACAAAGCGTAACTCCACTTTCTTTTGATTATAATTATAATCCTTATGCACGTAGTTATAATGATACTGGTGAAGCTGCTAACTCTTTAGCAGATTTAGTATTAAGTAATGATAGTAGAGATAACTTATTACATAATGTTGGTTGGGATCAATTTAGAAACGTACCAATATTAGACACTTTAGCAGGTTTTGTAGCATTATGGAAAACTAATTACGGTGAACCTCTTGAACGTTTATTTAAAGGACAAGCTTCTTTTGCAGATGTAGGAAAAGAATGGTTCTTCAATGCAATGACAGAAATGTCAGAAGATATGGATATCTTTTCTAATATTGTTAAATCACAAGTTCCTGCAGCTGGCGGTAAACCAGGTCTAGATTCTCTTTCAGAATCTTTAGGTATTAATGGACCACGTAAAACATTTAATTATAATACTGGTAATGTACCTTTAGATATATTCTTAGAAACTATATCTGATCCTATTAACTGGGTAACATTTGGTTTGTCTACTGCTGGATCTATTGGTAAAGATGCTATGGTAACAGCTACTAAACAAGCTACTAAACAAGCAGCAACACAATTATCTGAAGAAGCTGTTTCACAGTTCTCTAAAACATATGTTAAACAAGTTACTAGAACTGCTACACGTTTAGCTAGAAAAGCAGGAACTGAAATTACAGAAGAAATTATGAAAGAGGCAATACGTAAAACAACTTATGAACAAGTTATACGTACTCTTAATAAACAATTAAGTAAAGAAATTGCAGATAAGATGGCTACTGAATCATTACAGGCTTTATTAAAAACTTATCAACTATCTGCATCAAAGGGTTATAGACTATACTTAAATGCTTTACGTATAAAGAATGCTGTTAAAGGTGCACAATCTGCTGTATCTAAAACTGTATTAAACTTTGCTACACCTATGGGAGCTGTAATAAAAGCAAGTGATGTTGTTAAAGATCATGTAATACCTGCAATGAAACGTGCTTTAATAGGTTTCTTAAATAAATATAATCTTCTAGATGATTTTGCATATAAGACAGGTACTTATAAAGCTGTTGCTGGTTCTGTAATTGCACAAATAGATGATACTTACTCTAAAACATTTAGAGATAATAAGTATATACTAGATGCACTAGGTACCAATTCAACAAACTTACAACAAAGTATACTATCCTTATTAACAAAAGCTGAAAAAGAATTAACTGAAGATGAAATACATAAAAAAGTTATTAACTTCTTTAGAAAACGTCATAAAAACTTTGATAAGTTTTACACAGAAAAAATACTTAAAGACAAAACAGGTACGCTAATGAAAGCTTTAAATGAAGTAATTGATGCTGCAACTGTTGGCCCTCAAATAATACATCAAGTTTCTTTAGAAGTAAATGTTACACATAACAAAGAAACTTTAAAAGCTATTCAAAAATATTTAAAGAATAAAAAAGACGTTGTAGGTTTATATGAATATGTAGATAAAGTATTATTAAATTACAATGATATTCCTTATGGTTTAAACGATATTAAAGGTTATCTTAAACATGTTAGTAGTGATAACAACACTAAGAAACAATATAAAAAAGCTGTTGCTAGAATGTTAGAGAACCTAGGTATTAATGAAGATACAGCTCCTAAGATAGCTAGAATATTAAATTCAGACGTAAAAGATAAAGCACGAGCTATTAGAAACGTTATTAAAAGTTATCATAATGTTGCTTTAGATACTGAAAAAGACTATCAAGCAATGCTTGTTAAATTGGCAAGACGTCAAAAAGATAATGAAAAGAAATTAATTAATAAAATATATCAAGAAGTATTATCAGGTACTAAAGCACAAAGAGATAAACTTATAAATGAGCGTGTGTATAATATGAAAGAAGCTGTAGATAAAATAAAAGATGAAGCAGATCCTACACACCATTTAGACTATATAAAGAATGCGTTGTATATTCAAGACTTACCTCTTATGGAAGATATTGATAAGAGTTTCAAAGTTGTTGAAGATAACTTAGATAAATTACAATATGAATATACAGAATTCTTTAGTACACAGGGCTTTAAAAAACCTACTGTTGCAGCAAAGAAAGTAATAAATAAACTTAAAGGTGAACTTAGTATAACTAGAGATTCTTTAAAAGAACTATATAAAAATATAGATTATGTTATAAAAACAAATGATTATAAACTATTAGCAGATGATATACAAAACGTTTATAAGTCTTTAAATAGTAGTGTTAAAGAATTAAAAGATTTACAAAAATCAATTGGTTCTGGACGTTATGCAGTTACACAATTAAGTGCACAGTTAGATGATATTATAGATAAACTAACTAATTTAATGACTGGTGAATTCAAAGAACAAGCTGCTAACTATGTAGAATTAACTGATGATTTAATAGTTAATCAATTATCACATTATGGTATGTTTAATGTACTTGTACAAAACACACATTTAAATCAAGATCCAGATGTGATGGATGTTGCTAAAGATATTGCTAATAAAGATTCACTACTTAGACGTGTTAGAATTCCTGAAATGATTAATGCTTTTGAAAAAGCTAATATGCCAGAACAAGCAATGATGCTTAAAAGAGCTATTGCACAAATAGATACAGTTACTAATCTTGTTAATATGATAGGTACTGAATTACCTACATCATTTAAATTATCTGCTAATACACAATCAAGTATTAAAATAATGCTATTTGATGTTATAGATAATAATAAAAGTATGTTAATATCTGATGTATTACATAATGAAATGTTACCAGAAACATTTAGACAACACTTTAAAGGTGTTACTGCAAATACTATAACTGCTCGTAAAGCACGTAATTATTTAATAGAAAGTGTATTTAAAAAGATAGAAGGTAATAAAGAATTACTTGCTAGAATAGCAGCAGAAACACCAGGTATATCACAAGAAAAAGTATTAACTGAAATAAAAATGTGTGTAGCTAGTTTATTAAATGACTATGTACAAGCACAATCAATGATAGATTATATAGATAATGTATCTTTATCTACTTTATATTCTACAGAAACTATAACTGCTTTAGAGTTTACAAAGAAAATAAGATTCATGCTTGCTGCTAATTTAGGAAATGAATTAGGTTTAGTGACATTAGAAAATTATGATATGTTAGCATCTGAATTTAATTACTTTAATAAAGGTATTAAAGCAGGTATAGATGATATCGAAAGATTCAATAATGCTATGGCACAACCTATAAGTAGTTATGCTGCACAACAAGAATTACGTAAGTTCTCAGAAAGATATAATTTATATACAGCTTCAATAGCATCTGAAATGTATACATCTAGATACTTAGTAAGTCATGACTTTAATGTAGATTTATTTAAATTACCAAGAACAGCCATTGAGGGTACTAATGAAGAGTATATGATGCTTACTAAAAGACTTGCTGGTTATTCAGATATATTACATGAAGAATATAAGTACACAGATAAGAATTATCTAGAGCGTTTAAGAATGGCTTTAATAAATACTTATAGTGTAGATGATTGTTTATTTAGACCTATAGATCCTGAAAGTTATTTTAATGCTTTTAACTTAGATAATATAGATGATGTACAAGCGTTATTATCTTGGGAATGTGTTAGTAAATCTAACTTAAGTATTACTAATAAAACACATTTCTATAATGAATGGACAAGATTAACACAAGGCAAATGGAGAGAAAGATTAACTAAGTCAGATATGATTTCTGACCTAGAAGATATTTTCCGTAATAAACCATTTACTAATGACGATCAAGTTGGTGCAGCAGCTATGTTAAGTAGAAATGCAGATGCACGTAGATATGCTAATCGTGTTATAGATGCTAACTTAAATCTAACATTACATGATATAGATGACTTAGGTGTACATCGAGATGATATTGCTAAGTTCATACAAGATGATATTAAAGCATTAGATGATATAACAGAACGTGTAATAGATATAGAAAATGATCCTGAACTAATAGATGATTATTTAAAATTCGGTAATGCTGAAGACTTAGCACAAGTAGGTCTTACTGATTATGGTTATGAAGAAGCTATTAGACAAGGACAACATGTTATGTATGAAGAACGTAAAGTATCTTTAGCTGTTGCAGTTGCAAATATGAATGCTGAAGATTTAGCAACACATATTTATCAACAAACACCAGGTGCTTTAGTATTTCATAACAAAAATATTATTAGAGTAAAACATGGTGATGGTTCTATTACTCTAGAACCTATGAAAAATATATTCCAATTTACTGATAAAGAACTTGAAGATGCTGGTTTAAAAATGATGCATATAGAAGATGAATCAGGTGAATGGTTCTTCTTTAGGTTAGTAGATAATAGAGAATATAATAAGAAAATAAACTACGGTGAGCTAATAACTACTCATACAAATCAACAAAGAAAGTATACACAATTAATAAAAGATTATGGTATACGTTTAAATATGTATACACCTAAAGAAGTTCCTGTAAATTTATTAACAGCAGAAACTTTAAACCAAGACACTTGGGAATCGTTTATGAATGCATACTCTGATTTCTTTGGAGATTTAGAGGAACGAAAATTGTATCAAAAATACACTCCACAAGGTCATAGTAACTTCTTCAGTAATAGTTATGAACGTATTAACTTAGCTGTAATTGGTGGTTCTGATACTTATAATCTTTGGAATATGTCACATTCAAATACATTTATACCACATAGTACAGAAATGGGTGCTAATACGTTAGCAGGTTTAACTGCATTAGTTAACCGTTCTAATAAAATAAATAAATACTTAACACTATTCTTTAATAAAGACTGGTCATTAGACGAAAGTCCTTTATTAAGAAAAATGTTTGAGAACGCGACAGACAATGACCTTATGAAGTTCTTTAAAAAGAATGAATACAAAGTTGTAATACTACGTGCTGATTCAGCAGGAATGCCAATAGTTAAAGAGTTCCCTGTTAACTCACGTAGCTCTTTAGCTAAAGCCCGCGAAGCGGGGGCAATACTAGTTCCACGTGAAACATTTGCAGCTATGCGTCAAGTAGTTAATTCAAGACAAATGACTAATAGCGTGTTTGATATATACAGACGTGTAGTACCAAGTACATACAAATCATTCTATTTATATACAGCTGGTTTCCCATTCCGTAATGCAATAGACTCCTTACTATATAAGAATGCTAATGAACTTGGTGGTCTTGAAGCTTTACCAGATGTTTTAAAATATGAATCACAAGCATCTAAAGCATTAAGATTACATGACAATATACAAAGAGAAGTACTTGAATTAAGTAAAGAAACATACGGACCTGATAACGCTACATTTAATAAAGAACTTTTATTAAAAGTATTAGAGAAGCATACAGAAGAAGAAGCTGATGTATATTTCTTAACAGACTTGTTCAGACAATCTGGTGCTTCAGGTAGTTTCTCAGAATCATTAGCACAATATCTAGAAGAATATAATAGAAAAGGTACTGATGATATTCGTATGTTATGGGAACAAATATATGAAGACCAAATATTATTTGGTAAACAACCTTTAAATCCTTTAGCACGCTTACGTGATTTAAATGATCATATAGAACAAACTGCACGTATGGGATTGTTCTTAGCTTCAGTTGATGAAGGTTTACCAATACCTGATGCATTAGACAGAGTTATTAAAACACATTTTGACTATAGTTCAGGTGGAGATTTAATGGATATTTGTGAACAAGTTTTCTGGTTCTCTACATTCCCTATTAATAACTTCAATTATTATGTAGCTAACTTAACTAAGTCACCTACTTTATTTAAGTTCTTATTAGATACACAAACTGCAAGTTGGAATAATGGAGAATATACTTATGAAGAACTAAAGAAAACAAACTTCTTAGCTTATCATGCTATGACAGGTAATATACGTATAGGTAATACTATTATTAAAACTTCTCCATCTGTATTTGATTTCTTAAATATTGTATACAATGGACCAAGTAATATAGTAGATAGATTAAATCCATTCTTAGCAATACCTATGAATATAGATAACTTAGCAGAAGAATTAAATCCAATGCAATCACAATTTAGATTGTGGCCTAAACAATTTAAAGTTAATGATTATTGGGGCAATGCAATACCATCTATATTTGCACAGATTTCAGATAGAGACTGGAGTCGTACATTAGGTAAGTGGCGTAATACTAGTTCCAAACGAGGTACATGGACTAATTATCCTAAGTATCCTAAATTATCTTCTACTAAATTCTATGTTAGAAATTATTATGCTAGACGTTTATATCCTGCAGCTAGAAAAGTTAGTAGAACATATCAAACATATCCTAGAAATAAATATTATAAGATTGCTAAACGTAGTGCTACATACTATGAGTGGTAATTGAACATAAAAAAAAGAACGCATTAAGCGTTCTTTTCTATTTCATTCTTATGTTGTGCTGCAATATCTTTTATTTTATTTTGTACGAAGCTATCAGCTTTTACATAATATAATTTGAATTCCCAACTGTCATCAAATTGTACAGCTAAGTATCCATATGGTGCGTTGATGCCCATCATCTCTTGTTGTACTTGTGTATAATAATATGGTGGGATTCCTATTCTTGTAGCTTTACGTTTGATGTGTGCTTCTAATGAATCACCTTCAACCTTCATATCTACATCCATATTATCTTCAATGGTTTTATCTTTGTTGTAATACTTCTCTCCCCATTTACTAACAAGTTTTGCTTCAACAGGTATAAGTTTATCTTCAATCTTACATACACCATCATAGTTTAATGTTAAGATATCTTCGTCTTTAAATACAAACATTGCTGTTGGTTTATAGACTTCTCTATCTAATAACTCTGCAGCTTTGTTTAATATAATTGGTTCTAGATCTCTACCTTTCTTTACAATAGGTTTGTTACCAACTTCCTTTTCTTCTTCAGTTAAGAACTTTGAGTTCTTTTCTTTTAGTAATGCATCTAAATCTTTATATAGATTTACTCCACATAAGATAGATGAATCACTACCACCGAATGATTCCTTTCTTACCATAGCATATTCTTCATTAGATAATTTATCAATATTATCTATCTTAATATCTAATATACCTAAGGCTGTTATATCTTCATTATTCATTAGATTCTCCTTTTAATATTTTAAGAGCTTCTTTTTTTCTACCTTCTTCTAAAGCACGTATTGCTTTATTGATTCTATTATGTAACTCTATATTTTCAGGTATTATAACTTCATTGTTTTCTAAAAGCATATCACCTTGACGCATAATACACTCTATTAAAACGTCTTTATCATATGTTTTTAACTTCTCTAAACTTTTCTTTCTTTTTACTTCTATGTAATTTTGTTCTTTATTTAACATTATAACACTCCTTTAAACTTTAATATTTCTAAAATAGTATAACCTATAATAATTATTAATTGACCTATAGCTAATACTCTCCATGCTTTCATACTAGAACGTGTATTTCTTAATTGTTCTCTTAGTTCATCTGGAACTAAAGCATCCATTACATCTTTAATTACATGATCTAGTATTTGTTGGCAAGCTTCAGTAGGTAGATAAGGTGAGTTAGTTTTAATTACAACTCTACCATCTTTTCTTACATCTATCTTTACTGTTTCTGTTTCTTTTATTATATTCATTTCTTTTTCTTCCATATTGGTTTTCCTCCTTCATAATTAATTTAATGATATTATTATCATAAGTATATTGTACTTCATTATATAATCTTTTTTCTTGTGCGTTCTTATCTTTTAAATCAAATTTAAGACCAACAAGCGCGCCTTCGAAAGCAAGGCAAGCATAATGTTTATTAGGTGTTTTAACAATAAGCTCTTCTGTATGCTTACCATTTATATCCTTAATTAATACAACGTTATACATACTTACCTATCCTTTCCAAAGACGGAATAATGCACTGCATGTCTTAATGCATCTTGAATATGATCAGATACTAGTACATCTCCTATGTAATAACCCCTCGCATTCTTTTTCAAATAACCTTTAGCTACTAATATATCATTGTTCCATCTAGTTTTAACTGATACTGCTGTTTGCATGTGTACCATTATACCTCGTTTGTAACATTCATATTTGATAGCACCTATTAATTGTGGTGTTTCAAATCTAGAGTTGATCTGATTAGTAGCTCTATTACTATATAATAAATAATCTTCCATTACTATTGCAGGTGCATATCCTGCTAATGAATCAATTAATATCATATGTGCATCCCAGTATGCATATTGACTCTTATACATATCTGCTGAAATATAACCAAACTTTGCAAGTTTCTTAGTTTTAGTATCTAATAGACACCAACCTGTAACACCTTTACCTTCTTTATAATTACCTGAAGGATCGAATGCTAATATATATCTAGATTTCTTCGCATTCATATTTCTCTCCCCATGTAGTTGTTGTAAATTCTAGGTCTGCTATTACAGGTACATAAGCACCATCGAATTCTTGCATTATTTCTTTAAACTTATATACATGTTCTTCTTCACCAGGATATATTTCAAAACTGATTTCATCATGTATTTGCATTTGCATTCTACTCTTTAGGTTATTTTCAATTATATATTTATCTAATGCACATATCTTTTCTTTTAAGAAGTATGCTCCACTTCCTTGTACTAAACAGTTAATTAGTTTATGTCCTGATAAACCGTAGTACTTAACACCGAATAGATTTAAAGCATAAGGTGCTGTCTTACATATCTCATAACAATATTCATGATAAGCTTTAACACCTGGGAATGCTTGATAATATGCATCATCTATTCTATGTATTGTTTCATCATCATAATCTGGAAACATTACTTTTATTCTATTAAACTGTGCACCATAGTTCTTAGCAAAGTTAACACGTTTACCAACTTTACCTCTTAGTTTCTTAAACTCATCACTATGTACATCTAGATCTGGGAATGCTACATGTGTTGTAGCTGCATGTACATCTGTTGCTTCCCATTCTTTATCTGGTTCTTCTTCGTAATACCATTTCCAATCGTATGCATGTTTAATATGTTCTGGATTCTTATAATCAAATGCTTCTCCAGATTCAGTTACACATTTATATGGCATATATGCACGACATAGATTTAAGTCTGCATTACCTACAAGTATAGTATATAATGCTTGAAGTCTTAATTCTATTTGTGAATAATCTAGATATGCTATACCTTTATAACCAGGTGTAACTGCTATCATGTTACGAGGATGGAATAATGGTGTACCATCATCTTTGTTGATTCCATATTTAGGGAATTGTTGAAAGTCTGATGTAACTCTACCTGATACTGTACCTACTTGATTTATTTGTGTATATATTCTATCTCCTTTTTTCATTTCTTTAATGAATCTTAGTAGATATGTTGCATACCATTTCTCAAGTGTTCTTAGTTCTTGTACTAATCCTATGAATTTAACTACATCACTATCAGGTTGAGTTGCTTTTAATTCATCATACAATCTAGCTAAGGCGTCTTTACCTGTTGATGCTACACCTAATTGATATTTAGTATTTAATATTTCTTTAACTGTTGGGTTTGCATTAACAGATATTTCTCTACCTATTAAATTATATAGTTTAGTTCTTTGTTGCTTTAAATATTCTGCCATATCTTTAGTTACATTAACTATATAATCTTTATTCATTTGGAATCCACAGCGTTCCATATGGAAACAAGGAACTATTACTGCTTCTTCTCTTTGTAATTGTTCTTCGTTATGTCTAGCTTCTATTGCATCTTTAGTTAGATAATATATCTCTGCAGTAAACACTATATCATAACCTGCATAAGTCTTTAATGTATCTCTATTTAATATGTTATAAGGTATATCAGTTGATTCAACTTTACCTAGATACATGTTATCTCTTATTGCTTCTGGTATATTGTTATACCATTTAATGTAGACATCTCTAACATTTTCTGGTAGAGTATCTACTCCGTGAAGCACATCTTTAAAATAATCATCTAAATATTTCATAGTCCATACTTTATCTACTTCACGTAATTTATTCTTTAAGTCAACATTATATTCTTTAGCTATATGTTGACGCTCAGCAGCAAGTTCATGTTCATGTAGTTTTGCGCTACGATCTATAAACATTGTTGCATATTCTTTTAATCCTAAAGGTGGGCCACCATTCTCTGGTGTTAAGGCATCGTGTGCTACTCTGATTCTAACCATAGTATCTGTTATATTATTACCTTCATAATAATAACCTAGGTTAGCTAACATGTGTAGGTCAAACTTAACATTGTGTCCACATAAGTGTTCACATTTAGATGCAAGTTTAAACATTGTTAATACAGTTTGATTAAACAATTCAGGATTCTCTTCTCTATCTACATAGAATATATGTAGTTCATTTACATTTACTACGAATCCAAATTGTAATAAGAATGGTTTACTATTCTTAATATGTATTCCATCTGTTTCTGTATCAAAGAATATAACATCTGGTTTACCTGATTTAAATAATCCTATTATATCTAGTAAATCTTGTTTAGTTTTAATCTCTGATTGTGTATCATTTAATCTACGCATCTTGTTCACCTACCTTATGAATATTTCCTCCACGATTAATCATTGCCATACCTTGTCTAAACCTTTGGGTAGGTATGATATCATAAGTTTCATATTGTATGAACAATCCTTGAGTAAGTTTTTGCATTAACTTATTATACATATCATTATCTAATCCAGATGCACTCATTAGATTTTGTCTATTAGTTCTAGATAATCTCTCTAATTGTAGACACACACTAGGATTTTGATTATATATTTCTTGTAATAATGCTACACCATCATCATCGATAGTACTATACTTTCTCTCCATTTCTACATATTCTTTGAATTTAAATGTAGGATTATCATAACAATCAACTAAATATTTACAAGCATAATCTACATGATCTTTAGTTACTATAATTTTTTCATAAGTATTATCAGTTGATACTAAGTATCCTGCTATAGCTATTGCTAATCTTGCTACTTTCTTCCAAGCTTCAGTACCAAAGATTTTAATATGTGAATCGTACTTCTCATTTAATTCATTGCATTTAGATATTATATATCTACCTACTTCTTTATCTATTATTATTTGGTCTGGGTTTCTAGACCATACCCATCTGATTCTAGTTCTATAATCTTCTATTTCAAATGGTTGTTCTGCTTCCCAGAACGGATCGATTACTTTATTACCTGCGTCACCCATTACTAACATTAAATCATATCTAGCCATATCTTCAGGTGAACCTATAAGATCTTGTAATATTTCTATACCATTAGGATATGCATTGATAGGTTTAATACTACCATTGTGTGCAACTACATTAGTTAATGTAATCATTCTTACTAATGCAGGTAATGTTAATGTACCTGATACTCTTGCAATTCTTACTTGATTACTACTACGAATATCAGTTAATTCTCTAATTAAGTTACCATTACATTTTGCTAGCTCTTCAAATATAATTAAACCTCTATGATTCATAGGTATTAAACCAGCTCTAGTTTGATAGTTACCATTTACTTTATTACTACCACCTATAAGACCTGGTATTGTTGCACTGTTTCCTGCTAAGGATGTGAATGCACCTAAACCATATAGGTTTTGTAATGCTTCTGCTGTACTTGATTTACCTACACGGGACTCAGCTACTATTAATGTATCTAAGTATCCTCTAACATTCTTAAATGTTCCGAAGTCAAACTCTAGTACAGTATGGAAACTTAAATCTATTGCTTGTATTAATTTATTATAACCATTATATCCTATGAATGCTTTTGCCATCTCAGTTAACTTATCTATTCTATCTTTAACTGAACCAGGTAAACATGCAAACTTATTTAACTGACTCTTAACTTCTTCAGTTACTGTAAAGTTTGTTACACTATCTGCTACTTCTTCTGCAGATATTATTATCATTGTTAGTTGTTGTCCTTTATAAGGATGTGGTACCAACTTATATGTAACTAAATATTTCTTGCCACTCTCTAACCTCTTCTTTAAGACGTAAGCATTTAATTCAATAGTTGCTACATCTTTAGTAGTTTGTTCAAATAAATCTGTAACGTTACATTGATAAACAGTTTCTTTAGTAGGTTTCTCTATTGAGACATCCTGTTCTAATTTACTGATGTGTAAGATATCACGTATGTTTAATCTTATTTGTTCTTCTGTAAAATTATTATCAATCAATTTTAAAATATCTTGGCAATTCTTTTCATTTAGTTCCCAATTTCTTTCTTCACCAACTAACATTTGATTATGTTTTAAATCTCCTGTTGAGTTAACTTTCTTTGCATAGATAGTTGTAGGTACTGGCATAGCTTTTTCATATGTGGCTACAACTTGTACATTAGATTGTACAACTCTATTTATATATTGAGGTTTACTAGCTTCTAGTAATGTAACTATAGGACAGCGTTTAACTGTTTCTTCTCTAGCTTCTTCTTGTGTAAATGCTGGTGCATTAATTATGTAATCTTTTAATTGTTCTGCAGTTCCATTATACTTTGTAAAGAAGTCTGTTATATCTTCACCATGTTCTTTACATATCTCATGGAATCCTGTTACTACTTTTACTTCTTGTACATATTGATATAGATATGCTGCTAATGCTTTAGCTCCTGTAATACCTGCTTCATCATTGTCATAACAAATTGCTATCTTTCTATTTTTAAAAGGATTGATGAAACGTGGAGTTGCTTTCTCTCCACCTGTAAGTGTGATAGCATTGAAGCCGTGACTTCTACAGACTGCCATATCTTTTTCACCTGCACATAATATAGTCCATTTAGATGGATCTGTATCTTTCCAGATATCAAATGGTATTATTAATCCACTAATTGAACCAACCCTACTTCTTATTTTATTCGCTCTATCATGTGGTCTATAACTTCTTACATCCACAATCTTTCCAAACATAGTTACAGGGAATGCAAGTTCATCTCCTACTTCTGAGGCGATGCTTAAGTCTTTGATAACCTTATCTGAAATACCTAATTCATTTGCAATCTTATGTTGTTCTTCAGGTAAGTCTACATTATTAGTCCAAGTAAATATGTCTTCTTTGGTTGTGAATAATTTATTAATCTTTGTAGCAGATTCATAAGTACATCCTAATATCTCTGCTATAAATGCAATTTCACTTAAACCTTTATCACAGACTTTGCAATGGAATAATCCTTTGTCTTTATTTATATGAGCACTTGGATTAGTTTCAAAGTACTCTATACCATTTTCAGTATGATGAGGGAAGGGACAGCATACAGCTGTCTCCTTCTTACTAAAATCATAATCGTTAAAATAGTATTCAAAGAATGCCATTAGAAGTCTTCATCATCTATTGCTTGGTCTAATTCTGCATCAAGTTCAGTTGCTTTTGAATTATCATTAGATGTAGATCCTATTGGATAGATACCATCATTATTACCTGAGTAATCTAATGCACCATATCCTTTGTCATTAACTACAACATCAATGATTACTTTCTTATCTTTAATTACTTTAGCAACATCTTTAAGAGTTCCTTCTCCTTCAAGATTTACATTGCATGCTTTTAGAAGTTGACCTAGTTTATATTGTAAGAATGGTTTGTCGCTATCGAAATAGTTTTCGTTTACGAATCCTCCACCATCACATAAGAATGATACATTTAAGTATTCATTTCCTGTTTCTTTACTTGTTCTCATTTCACATTTAAATACTTTAGCTGTATATCTACCGTTCTTAACTGTATTTTGGCTAGGTTTATCTGTTGGTAGTGCGTTGAATTGAATCATTATTTTCTCCTCCTTTTTCAATATCTATTAAACTTTTAATTAAGTTAAACTTTCTTTCATAATATTTAATTAAGTTTTTTAACTCATTAATCTTTGCTACATAATAATCATTCATGTTTTCTATTTCTTTATTATGTGCATCTTGTCTATGACTTCTTTCGTCTTCATAGTTCTTAATTGTTTTATCTTTTTCATTACATAATCTAGCTAAGTCTACCTTATCTAGTTTCTTATAATCAACATGTTCTATTGCTAATGAATCAGATTCAATTGGTTCTTCACCTATTGTTCCATCCATGTTCATAGTTAGTTGACTTGCATTAATTTCGTTTTCCATACTAATCTCCTATTCTGAAACTAATTGATGGTATAATTGTTTCATTACTTCTAAAGGCATGTCTTCTAGTTTACCATCATAACCAGCAGATTCTTTTAAAGATTTCCATACACTCTTTCTTGCTGGAGTTGTACAGTAATCCTTGATTGCCTTCATAGTTTCTTCCTTTTGTGCTTTTAATATTACTTCAGGATCTACACCTTCAGCTAGGTATTGTCTTATTTGTTCTAACAATTCTTGTGTGAACTCATACTCTTCACCTACTCTTAAGATTGTATATCTTGACTTTAATACTTCAGCAACTGGGGCAGTACCATCTGGTGCACCTGCGGATACCATTCTTAAAACTAAGTCTGGTTCGTACTTTAGTCCTTCTTGTTGTACTTGTTGTTCTCCTAATGATACAACTTTGTTCTTACCTCTGACTTCATCAAACTCCATTCCAAACTTTTCTTTATCTCTTACAGTTGTTATGATGTGTGCCTTAGGTGAACGAACTAAATCGAATATCAATTCCTTTTCTTTTCTATTCTCATCTGTACCCCAACTACGATAACTATCTAAACCAGCTTGTTGTGCTTCAGTTACCTTATCTAGTAATCCACCTTTTCTATTCCACATGTGTGATATAGAATCCATGATTACTACTTCAGCTCCATCAGCTATAGCTTGTTCTCTTAATGTCATGTAGTTACTTGGTGCGAATCCATCGTCAACAGTTAAGTCAACTTTGTTAAAGTCTTTAACAGCTTCTCCAGTATTAAGTTTAATACCATCAAATAAATCTAATGATTGATTTTCAGTATCAATTGCATAAACTTTAGACCAGTCGTTTGCTAATACTTTTGCGAATGCTAATGCTAATCCTGATTTACCAGTACCTTGTAGTCCTTCAATCATGATAGAGGCTTTAACTTTTTGACGTTCAACCTTACGGAATTTACTACTTACCATTTTACTCACCTCCTTCATTATTGTTTTTGCTAGATAAGAATGTAATCTTATCTGCATATATGACAACGCGGCCAAGTTCATTCTTAAAGAATGCCTTGATACCTACGAGATCATTAATGTGACATAGGTCTTTAACATGTTTCATTATGTTTTCACCAACGACTACTGTTAAAATAACTGTATCATTACTATTAACATTTTCACGAACCTCTACTACTAATTCTGTATTAGAGATTTCTTTAAGTCTACCTATTAATAAAATTTGATTAGTCATACTACTTACCCTCCTTTAAATAATTTATATAATTATTTATTACATCTATATCACTAGCATTACTCTCTAATAACCTCTCGATATTTTCTTCATAAGTATCTTTCATTACGAGGTTAATAATAGTATGTCCTAAATCTTTTTTATCTTTGGTAGTTGCTACGAATCTATCTTCTGCTTGCATGATATCTCCAACTGGTGGATACTTATCTGTAAAGATTGCAACAGAAGCTGTATCTAAAGTAATACCTTCTTTAGCTGCCTTTATGTTTAGTAGCAGTACCTTTATCTTATCATTTTGAAAATCATTTTTCAACTGCTCTCTTTTAGATTTAGAAGTCTCACCTATGATCAGATTGTCACAACCTATTTCTTCTCCTAATAACTTAAGCCACTTCGTAAAGTTACTAAAGATTAAAATCTTTTTATCAGGATAATCTTTTATATATTGTTTAATCCATTCTATCTTAGGTGACTTACTCTTTAAGTCTAATACTTGTGGTGATAGACATAATTGTCTAGTTTTAATTAGAACATCTAATACATTTACTGCCATAACTTCTTCATCACCTATCTCAAAGTTATGTCTTAATTCTTCTATGTATTGTTTCTGTTCTTTAGTACAGTCTAGTTTAATGGTTTCATAATCTTTAGCTGGTAACCATTCCATAACCGACGCACGCAAGCGACGGGTAGACACAGCATTTAAGAATTGTTGTAGTTCTACTTCCTTTCCTGGTTGGAATGTAGATATTTCTGTATATTCTCCTGTAGCATTATATCTTGTTTCTTGTATAAAGTAGTAATCTATAAATCTCCAGTAGCCTGAGAATATATTAGGGAATAACCAGTGTAATATACTGAATATCTCATGTTGTTTATTAGGTGCAGGTGTACCAGTTAATGCTATCTTGATTGGTATACCTGATAAACTAAACAATGCTTCGGCTTGTTTTGATTTATGATTTTTAATTCTGTGTGCTTCATCTAAGATGCACGCCTCAATACTATCGAGATGTTTCTTTATATAATATAAGTCACCTGTAATTGTATACTCATGTGTCTTTTCATTATATCTAGTTACTTCTCTTAGACATTCATAACTAATAACTAGTCCTCCATCTTTCCATGACTGTATTAGTTTTTGTCTCTTTGTTGCTGTACCATCTACTACTATACACTCTTGATTGTTCCATCTCTTTACTTCATTGGCCCATGTATATATTGTAGATGCAGGTGCAACAATTAAAAACTTACTAACATTTCTTTCTAATAATGATCTTAAAGCTGTAGGAGTTTTACCTGTACGTTGTTCATTGAAACATGCACAGTTCTTTCTAGCAGCTATGAACTTAACATCTTCTATTTGATACGGTCTTAAGTTCTCTATTGTTTTAGCTTGTAATGTATCTTTAATACTGTGTTGTTTATCTAACACAGCTTTGATTGTTGCTTCACTAATCTTAACCTTTCTCATTAAGGTTTCGGTACAAGGGAAGACTTCTTCTTTGTTATATCTTCCCGTACCTTTAACGTTATCTTTACTACTTGTAATCTTCAAAGGGGTCAATCCCATCAACCATCACCACATTTTCTGCATGCTGTTCAGCACTATTCAAAGGTATCTGTGTGTATATAAACACAGGTCCTTCCTTCTTGTCTTCTGTTTTAGTTTGATTCAACAATGTATTAAGTAACTGTGCTTGTCCTGTATTCTTATTACTATCTACATCTTTAAGCATTAGCGCTACTTTAGTTTTCTTTAACATGTCTAACTCTTCATTAATGAAGGCAGCAACTCTAACATCTGTTAGAAATTTCTTCCACAAAATAGGAGATATTTCTGTCTTCTCTGATAACTCATAATGATTCATAAACAATGCAGCTTGACCTATCTCATTCATAAAGTCTTGCATGTCTAACATATCTGTTTCATCATCCTTGAATGGAATGTCCATCATCTTTAGCTTTGACATATTATACCTCCTTAAATTTATTTATCTCATTCATAAAAGCTTTCATACTATGATAAGTATCTTCATCTAATCTAGGTGAAATGCTTGGTCTTAAGTTTCTATTTTCTTTCATACTATTCAATAATCTATATTGTGTGTTAGGATGTATACCTGTAATGTCTCTTATTTGACGCATTGAGAATCCTTTCTTTCTATAGATTATTAATTGTTCTTCTCTACTTGGAACTATAGATGCATCACCTATGTAGATTTGTTGTACTAATTTCTTTATAGTTGCTGGAACTATTTCACCGAATGTAGCAAACACATCTACTAAATCAAAGATAACAACGTTATGATTATAGACTTCTAATAATCTTTTAATATAATTATAGAACTCTATCTCATCTAATCTTTGTTGTGGTATGCTTTGTTCTTCTATACCAGTTAACATATTAATTCTCCTTTCGTAATAGATACTACTAATATAATAGGTTATTGAAAGCGTGGCAGCGGGCACGCAGCCTAGCTGAAATTACCTATGTGTACAGTTTTCGTATCACTCAGGAACACTCTCTCTGAGCTGTATCATCCTGATACAAATATTGTATCATTGCTTTTACAAATTGTCTAGTACCTAATTACTAAAGGATTTAATTTTACTTGTGATATCTGATATCACATCTACATTAAACTTGTCTTTATAGTATTGTAATAAACCTGTTGTATATTCAGGTTCAACTGATTGCATCCAACTTATATTACCTTGTAACCATTGACATTGTTCTAAGTCAAAGTTATCTTTGAACTTAATAAAGTAATATATGTTATCTTTTATTTGTCTTTTCTTTTTATGTCCTATTGTTAGAACATTATCTTTATTATACATAATACCTAAGTTCCAATTACGACCAGCATTAGATCCAAATCTAGTCTTCTCATCTTTTATAGTTAATGGTGTATCTTTAAATATATCTTTAATCATATTAACTACAGTTTGATAATCAAACTTTTCTTTTGCAGATATTAATATGTCATCAGCATATCTAGTATAAACATATCTTTGTTTCTTGAATCCCATTGTGTGTAAATTATTTAATAACTTAGTTATCTTATAATCAAACTCAACCATAATTAAATTAGTTAACCATGGAGATATAGGAGTTCCTTGTGGTAGCTTACCATTTAAACAACTTAGTTCTGTTAATAAATTAAAGAACCTAACCTTATCATTATCTCCCATTGCAAATGGATATAATTTAGATAGTTGTTCAACAATAAATTCTGGATTGCAACTACCGAAGAAATCTTTTAAGTCTACCTTTAAGAACCATCTAGATTTATTATCTTGATGTACCTTTACTGCATCTATAACACTACGTTTCTTTATATATGCATAAGCTGAATCATGAGGTAGTACTTTAAAGTCACGCATGAATTCTTTTGTGTATTCACGCATGAATGTTTTAAGTTCATTATTAGGTGCATCAATAGTTCTGAATCCACCTGTATGTTTAGGTATCTTAAACTCAGAATACATCTCACTAACATTATGATTACTTAAAAAATTAAATAACATATTAATATGTTTATTAATCTTTTGTTCATAGTTAGGCATTTGTATACCATTATATCTGCTTATCTCTTGAGTAACTGTATGATAGTAATCATAGTTTACTCTAGGTTCAGCACCAAACAATTCATCTATTAATGTAGTTGTTTCTGCTGTAGGTACAGTACCTTCTTTAATACTTGTTAAATACATATTCATTCTCCTTTCATTGCAATTTAATAATACTTATATAATAGAAGAGAAGGATCAGCGCGACGGATACTTCATCTGATGGATTTAGACCTTGATTGGGGAATGCATACTGTACATCTGAATGTCTTCTGGATGCATCACCATGGACCGTTACAGCCTCCTGCACTAGAATCCTGAGCTAGGAATTTACCTATTCTCATTCTAACTTCGTGAAACTTTTTCTTTCTAGATAAAAGTATAACTAACTAAAAAGTTTTTGTGGTTTGTATGTTAAGATGATTATGTTAGTTATTATACTATTATTAAATTGTTACTATTGTATGCTCGAAAGCATTAGTAAATATCATTGACTTACAATTATGTTTACGAATTAAGTTAATGAAATTACTTACAGTAAATGCAGCTGTTGATACAACTGTACTAGCTACAGACAATGTTGTGCCACAAGCAGACACAGGCGTTGCATCCTTAGCTTCATCATCTGTAAACTCCATTGAACTTATAAACATTTTCTTTTGTGTTTCATTATTCCAATCTGCTGCATATGATTGTGCATCTTCAAGTCTCATCCTAGTATCAAACATACCTTTAACTTGAGGATTATCTTTACAACTCATAGCTATTTTATATCTTAGTTCTATACTATCTACACATAAGAAGATATAACCTGATAAGGTTTGGTTTTCCCATTTGCTGTGACATTTAATATCACAGTTTGGATTAATGTCTTTTAATATTTCTGTTAGTGCATCTGTTTTATTCATACCTATTTGATGATGTAAATATATTTGATTAGTTATATTCTTACTCTCAACTGTATCGAAATCCCAGATGTGTATTCTTTGTACACCTAATCTAACTAGAAGTTCAGCAACTCTTGAACCCATTGCACCTATACCTATAATATGTATAGCTCCTTCGAAGTCATTGATAGGGTCAAAGTATTCTAATGATTTACTTAGATCCATACTTATCTTCCTTTCTTGGTCTGCCTGGTTTACCTTTAGGTTTAATATAAGGTATACCATAGATGTCTTCATAATCTTCTGGTGTTATATACTCATATGTAAATGGGTCCCAGATTAAATCATCTTCTTCATCGAAGATTGATTGTTGTTTATAATTTACTGGTGTTGCTGGTTTAACTTGTTCTTTATTTACTAAGCTACCATATTTATAATGATCTCTTATTTCTTTCTTATTCTCTTCATACCAATCTAGATATAATGTTCCATCATCTTGCATTAATTGTATTGGTACATCTGTGAATAATATATTATGTGCAACATCATAGAATCTAGTTGTATATTCATTACGTTTATTAGTTATAGTTATAATAAAGTAATCAGTTACTTGACTAAGAATATCTTGATAGAAACTTTCATCTACACCTGATGGACCTGTACTCATATTAACATGTGAATGTCCATGAAATCTTTTATGATTTACTTGGTCAGTTGTTAGACTCATTTCAAATTCAAACATTCTACTTTCATCTTGTTCTACTGTAGCACCTGTAACTCTTTGTGGATATACAACTATATCTTCTATAATATATGTTGCATCTAATCCTGGCATTTGATTTACTATACCATACCATCCTACTTCCTTATCGCTTTTATCTACTAACATACGCATCTTAATGTATGCGTTAGGTGTGATGTAGATTGTAGGTTCAGTTACATTTTGTTCTGCAATATAATTGTTTAACATTTCTTCTAGGTCTAGTTTAACTTCAACCTTAGATGTATTCATAAATAATGTTTCATCATATTTTTCTATTAGCTTTTGTTTAACTTGTTCCTTAACTGGATTTAAACTAATTAATTGTTTCTTCATATTATAGTTCCTCCGGTTCTATTACATTTACTTCAGGTGTTTCACCTTGTGTTTCATGTAACCAATCATATAACGTATATTGTTGTCCATCTTTTTCAAGACATTTAAATGATAAATAATAATCATTATCGAATGCATTGCTTAACCATCTAAACCATCTACTACATACAGCACCATCTTTGAAGTTCATACTTCTTGCTGCTGCTATACCTATGTTAGTAAATAAAGTTATGTCTTGTTCTCTCATTGCCTTAATTAATTCAGGTCTATAACTACCTAAGCAATGATAGAATTGGAAGTGAGGATTAAACATAGCATTAATCTCCTTACATTTATCTTCATCTATTGATGTGAAATCTTGGAAGTCTGCTTCAGATGAATAAGAATAATACATATCAGTTCTGATATATAGTTTATACTTTTGTTCAATGAATATATCGTTTATAAATCTCTTAACTCTTTCATCTTGTTCGTTTCTTATTGCACACTCAGCTTCATCTGTATCAAAGTAATCTAATGGTACTCTTAATACCATCTTAATTCTATCGCCTGAACCTTGATTAATATCATACATGCCTTGCATGTTTGCTACTGTCTTTAGTTCATCTACGATTTCATTTGCATCCTCTTTATATTTATTAATTAAGATTTCATACTCAGCTATTTTCTTTAAAGCTTGATCGTAATCATGCATTGCTCTTTCCATTTGACTTTGATAGTTAGATACATTTTGCTTTGCATAGTTTACTCTTGCATTAGCTATTTGATTGAACAATGTCTTGTATCTTATTTGTCTTTCTAATGCTTTGTACTTTTCTAAGTCTTCTAATGTTCTAAACATTTCAGTTGCTTTAACATTAGATATTCTTTTAACTTGTGAACGATTAACTAAACACTTGAAGTAATCTATTTCTTCTTGGCAGAATCTTTCTTTAAAGTCTTCAAAGAATACTGGTACTAAACCTAATGCTAAGAATGTTTCTGATTCTTGATCTGAGTCTGCATAATCTGTAAGCATTAATATCATATGTTTACTTCTAGATTTAAAAACTCTGATGTGTTGTTTGATTGTTCTTCCTTGTCTTTCTGATTCTCTTAATGATGTTTGTTCTACACATTTATTAAACAAGGCTTCAACTGTATCTCCTTTATATTCTTGCCATAGATCTGGATCAACAAAAGGATAAACATAATCTCTATTCTCTAATGATGTACCTGCTAAGTATGCTGTGATAAAACATACATGATCATCTGGACATACATTAAATGTTTCTAATAGTTTGTCTTTAATACTATTAATTATTTCACTATGATCTCCTTCAAAGTCTTCATCAAATCTAAAATAATTTCTGCTGAATCCTATTTGATTCATGTGTAATGGTAGGTCTGCTGTATATATAGGTGCTGCACCTCTGAAGTAATATTGATGTCCTTGCAATCTTGCATTGCCATCATCACTACATTCAAGATGGTACGAACTACCTGACATATAATAGTAACCACCTTCGTAAGTATTTCTATACTTACTAGTTTGTAAATTTAACATTTAACCACTCCTTCACACGCAAAAAGGAGAACCATTTGGTTCTCCTGAATTTTAACTAACGTGCATTGTTTGCTTTAACTACTGCGATAAGCATACATTTCTCAGTTACATTCATATCTGCTAATGTCTTATCCATATCACCTGCTTGTAATGAAGCCCCATCTAACATTACTTGTGCTACTGAATAATCAACTGCATTGTCTTCTAAGATTTCTCTTAATGATGTAGCTGGAGAATAATTCTTTTCTACTCTAGTTGTAGTTGTTCCAACGATTACTCTTATCATATAAATTTACTCCTTTATTAGTCTAAGAATTCAACATCTGCTTCGATGTCTTCTGCTTCTTCTAAGTAATTCTTTACTTGTTCTTCTATTGCATTGATCTTAACTAAGATTGAAGTAATAATGTTTTTCATTTTATTCTTCTTAGCTTCTTCATCTGCTGCATCTACAGTTAAACCTGCGATTGCTTTACCATCTTTAAAGATAGCACCATAGTTTGTAATAGAATTACAATCATCTGTTGCAATTTCATATAAAACTTTATCTGCTTCTTCATCTTTTAAGATTAAAACTGATGGTTTTAAAATGCTTACCCTTTCAATATTTTCATTAGTTAAAACTTCTGATGTGATGACAACTTTGTCATCTAAAACTTTTGCTTTTGCCATGTGCATGACCTCCTTATAAAATTTATATTATCTATCTGTTTGGGGAACTGATAGTTAATACCTAAAACACACTGTTGTGCGATAGCAACAACAACAATGTCTTACGATTTAATCGTTTAATATTATCTCATTGTACTTCCGCAATGTGACGGTCAATGCTATGTTAGTAGTTTAACTTGTTGAGTTCTTCTCTTACAATACTTAACATCTAGATAAGCAATAGCATTTATCTTAAGCTACAAGGTCAGTGTGGCTAACACCCTTAATCATCTACCTAACTAGCCTAAAAGTATATTAGTATCTTATAGTATTTAGTAGTTAGAAATTATTTATGAATAATAAACACGACGATGAATTATACTGACAAATCTTGGAGGCTTTGTCTTACTTAGTTATATGATCATCGTTAGATAGATGATGCTATCTGATAATATATTATGGGCGGATGACGACTTGATTCAACTAAGGCTCATCCATACACTAGGAGTTTACACTGCATCCTAGATTGCAGAGTACCGTTGGGTACTGCGAAATATATAATACAGAAAGTCAACAGGAATATTATATACTTCGCACTACCTAACAGGTAGTGTAGGCTTATTTGTTTATAACTTGTTGTATTACTTCTATAGTTTGATTAAGTTCTTCCTTCTTTGCATTGTCTGGAAGTTTATTAATCTCTTTATCTATAGTATTAATTACCTTTTGTTTTCTTTGAATACAAAATTCTTTTCTTTGTACTTCATTACTTGCTTGCTTTACTTTTTGTTCAGCATCTAAGAGTTCTTTGTATCTCTTATTAGTTAGTAATTTCATACTGACCTCCTTTATCTCCTGCTAATTATATTATAGCATATCTGATTAACTATTTAAAGAACTGTCGAAAGCCGACAGTACCTCAATAAAGTTATCTTTATTTACGCATAACATATCTTTTCTTGGAGAGTTAATTTCATTTAGAAACTTGACTGGTATTCCACCTAATGATTGCCAGTCTTCTAGATTTTTATTGTAGTCATCAATGAGTATACATCCTTTCGGATTTACTTTTTTATGTTTAGGTTTCTTTGTAAGTATATATTTATTCTTTGGGAATAGCTTTTTAATCATAGCAATTTTATCTCTGCGTTCTTCTTCTGTTGTAACTTTACCTAGTATAATAAAATCTTCTGGTATCATATGGATTAATAATGGCTGCTTTTTAAAGTAATGTTTTATAGTTAAGAACCTAGTTGGATAATCACTTGGTTCGTACTTTAATATGACACCGTCGATATCTATATATTTCTTTATCATAAACTATTTTGATATATCATATCTTCTAGATATGTTTCATCACCAAATGCTATGCAATTAAATTGCGCTTCATCATCTGGATCTGTTCCTATTATTTCTTTTGAATATTCTATATCATTATCTAGGTAATATTTTATACTTGCATATGCTAGTAGTTTTGATTCAAGTGAGTTGTAATCTACATCTATTTCATACAATTTTGCAAATGTTTCTAAGATGCTATCTAAGTCTTCAGGTATTTCTTGATTAAAATATTCTAATACATAATTTGTATGTGCTAATGCAACTTCTTGATTCTTTTTATCAAAGTATTCTCTTCTTTTATCTTGATATTCTATTAATAATGGATGTTGTACCTTAATGTATCTATCTGTTTTAGGATCTTTATATTTATATTCCCAATCATCTGGTGTTTGTATGACATAAGTTTGATTCTTATATTTAATTGTGATTTTAGATTTAGTTTTTCTATATAATAATCCTGTTATCATATCTATTGTACTTGAATACATTGTATCTAATAAGAATCCTACTGATTCTCCTTTATTAATGTGTGGGTTTTCATACCCATAATATACTTCATAACCTTTATCTCTATATTGTTTTATAGTTTCTTTATCTAGTTTATATTCACTAATGACTTTCATTTTAATCCTTCTTTCTAAATTTATTTAGCTAAAGCAGAGTATTATAACTCTACTTCAGCTTCTTGTGTTTCAGGTCTGTAGTTTACATTGTAATATACTTGACCATTTCTTTCTGAAACAACTTGTGTTCTTTCAACTGTGATAGTTTTACCTTTAATGTGAGATAATACTTTATCTTCATCCCAGTTATATTCATCATCACTTTCAGTTCTGAATTCTTCAATTGGTAATTCAGTTTGTTCTGCTAATGCACATAAGATTGCAGGTAATACACTAGTTCTATTTGTATTTGCTGCATCGTAGAATAATACATCTTTGAATGTTCTATCAGTATCTTTTACTTGCATTTCAATTGTGATAGTGAATCTATCTTCAGTTCCTTTCTTAGTAGTATCTAATATTACTACCTCTTTTCTTCCTAATATTGGTTTAATAGTTTTCATTTTCATCAATCCTTTCTTTTATCTTTAAACTATTAATTTATACTAAAGTTCTTTATATTAAGAACTTCGGAAGCCGAAGTTCTGACTCTTAAGCTCTTAAGCTAAAACTTCAGCTATGTAATTATTGTAATCTAATTACACCTCCAGTGTAGCACATTCTCAAAAAGTCAAGGGGTTTACTCCGCTTGCGGACACTTGCTTGCAAGTGCCCTTGACTATGGAATGTGGTACAATGAGAGGTGTGTTTAGATACATTTGGTATCCTTATTTTGAGGACGTTTAGATTTACTATTTTATTTATCTTTACTTATTTATCTTTATTTATCTTTTATATATCAATTTTAATATCCTTTATATATCAGTTTTAATATCCTTTATATATCTACTCGTTTATCTTTATTAAACATTTATGTATCAATTTTTATACGTTTAATATATCTACTTGTCTATCATTTTTTGACATAGGAAGATCCAAGAAACCTAGGTGTCTTGGTCAAGGGAAAGAGTTTGAGAAAACCAAAGGTTGTCTCAAAAAAGAAAGGCTTAGGCCTAACGGTCTAAGTCAATCTTTAGGATTTCGTCCATCTTAGGATATAGTTCATCACGAACTGTGTCGTAATAAGCCTTCCAAGCTTTCTTGTTGATTTGTTCAACAAGCTCTTGGTCCTCAATGGACATCTTGTTAAGTAGTTTAACGACATCGTTGTACTTTAGTAATTCTAGAGGCTCAGATGCTTGTGCATTTGCCTTAGGACTACCGTCTTTGTTGAAGTTAAACTTGTTGAAGTATATAACGGCCTTGTTATAATCTCCAACGTAATCAAAGACTAAATTTCCTTTGATATACTTACTTTCAACTTTTTCAAGTTTTTCAGCCATTATTAATCCTCCTTTCTGATGCTTTAGTATCATGTTTTAACTCAATGTCATAAGCGAAGCGTTGACATTTAGTTCAAATATGATAGTCTTTTAGACCAAAGAAAGGAGGTGCAAATAATGGTTAGAAAAACTTAGAAAAAGTTGGAAGTGAGTATAGCAAAGTGAACGCAGTGAAGAAATTTTGTTTTTGATTAGTTGGTGATTAGAACAGCAGCCGTTATCTTCAAGAAGTTTAACGCCACAACAAAGCGAGTAGTCCAAGAGCAAATGTATAAGTATTTGAGCCCTAAGAATTCAAAGTACAACATGGCGTTAAACACTATAACAAGCGTTCACTGAGCACCTAGACTTGTGAACAAATCTCAAGAAAGATTGGAAAGCCATTACGACGTTCGCGATGGGCTGTAGACTAAGTGGTTTGAAATCAAATATTGGCTAGGCCGTTAGGACAAGGCTTTCCAATTATAAATAAGGGATAGCCGCGAAGCGGCATTCAATATGAGATTTGGAACAGCCAAATCAAGCGGGAACGAATAAATTTACTAATTTATGGTGCTGAATAAAACAAGGAAACAAGATTTATAGATTAAAAACGTAGTTTTTAAGATAAAAATCGAAGTTGACGCCGTTTTACGAGGCACGTTAACGCGTACATTTGGCTAGTGAAAAACCAGGGCTCAGCTAGCATTTCTAAACACACGAGTGTCTTTCTGCAGTCTTGGCCTCTTCGTTTCGTGTGTTGCTCAAATGCACTGGGCCCGTCAATCAATTCGATTCGAGTGGCAACGTTAAAAACTATAATTATGAGTAATAGTGAATGAGTAATATTATGTGCGTAGCACATAATTTACGAATGAACGTAATTACGAAATAATTTAGTTTAGTTGATTCGAGAATCGAATAACAACTATATGCGAATAGGCGCGAGGGACCGAGGCAGCGTCCGCTATCATAAGCTGCCGAGGTGGCTTCGGGCGTGGCGGAGCGCCGTAAATGAGCGAATAGTTGTGGTGATTGGGTTTAGTGAATGAGAGTGAGTATTAATGTTGGAGTATGAAGTATAGAGCACGAAGTGCGAAATACGAATACGAACAACGTTGCGAACGAACGTGTTGAGTGTAAAGTCGTATGAATTGAGCGAAGCGAGATTTAGACTTTATGCGAGACCGAAATGAACGTTTCACTATAATGAACGAATGATACAATTCGTGTGTCATGAAAACTCTTTTTTTAAAAGTTATTTAAGGGTTAAAAAATTAAAAATTGATACATATATTGTATCATGAGTGAATAAGACATATTGGATGATACAGAATTTGTGTCAAAAATTAAAGTTACAAGGACATAACAGACTCTAGGAAAAAAGTTTTTGGGGAGGACGTGATACATTTTCTGTATCAGAAAATATGGCTTAAGAATTATTGAATAACGATATGAGACTAGAACGGAGAACTAAGGTACTCAAGGAACGTGATTGTGTAAATAAATTTAATAATATATGTAAACATAGTGTAAACATATAAGGTTTGAAAATATTGAATAATATATAAGGTTTTGAAAATCTGGTGACTAGAACCCTGGGTGGGTTTGAAGTTGTGGGGGAAATGTGGCCCCTTTATATCCCCCTAAAGCCAGTTGTGTGTGGGCTTTAATAAAATAACATTTCGTTTTCTGTTCATAAAAACCATTTACAAAACAATTTGCCCATGGTATATTTAAGATGTCTGGTGTACCAGACACATGTTGGTTCTTCCCTTTATGGGAAAACGATAAGGGCGACAAGCCCTTACATAGGTAATTAAGCAACCGGAAGTTAGGAGGTGTAACCTCTCCTCTATTCCCCGGTTGCTTTTTAATTTTTAGATGTGATAAAATAATCATAAAGGAGGAACAAGCATGAAATTAAAAGTTGAAAATAGAGATATTGATGCAAAACATCTTATTGCAATTGGACAAGAAGCTGATTCAAAGCAAGCATTTTGTATAATCTCACCTGAATTAGATTTACAAACTGCATTCCAAATGCTACATACTTTATCTCTACATATGTTGAATGCCTATACTATTTCAGCTAACGGGGAACAGTTACCAGAAAATCCTACTAAGGAACAAATGGATAAGTTAATTGCTATTAAGTCACAACTATATGACATGTATAATTTAGCTGTGTCTTCAGTTCTTGAACACTACGCCCCTGAGTTTGAACTTCGTCCAGACATTACAGCAGATGCTATTGCCAATGAAGAAGAAAGAATAGTTAAAGAGAAGTATTCTCATCTATCTCCAAGTGAAAAGCAAGAAGCAAATCAAAACATTCAAAAGTTTAAAAAGGATCTTCTTAAAGAGAAGATGAAAAAGTCTAACGCTAAAACTGTTGAAGAAATAAAGAAAGCAGCAACTGCACCAGATGAAACTAAGTAAGTGCCCAAGGTGTAACAGCCAGCTTCAACCAACTGTTTCTTTATCTGGGGCGCCGAGTACAGATTGGCTTGAGTGTTCTAATCCGGTGTGTAACACGTATGTTGATACTTACACTCCTATGGAACACCAAGTATCTGTTCACCAAGATACTCATCGTATTATTGGGAACTTCGGTTCTTACGGTACAGGTAAAACAAAAACATCTGAGAAGGAAGTAGAGAAACATATTCTAATTACTCCAGGTGCTAACATCTTAGTTGGAGCAAACGTTACGTCACAATATGAACAAACTATTTTAAGGGACTTCGAGAGATCTTTCCCACTCGCATTCCTTAAGACAAGAAATGTTCAAAAGGCGTATTTAGATTTTATTAACGATGCCCGTCTTATGTTGAGACCATTCGACGATCCAGATAAATTAAGGTCTAACAATTACTCTTTAGTTATTATGTTGGAAGCATCGGAAGTTCAAGCAGAAGCGTTTCACCAATTAAAGACTCGTTTACGTAACACAGCAGGACGTAGAGTAATTAAGGAGAGAACTGATCAAGAACCTGTTACCTACGATTGGCGTAAACTTATTTGTGAATCTAACCCAGACTCAGGGTGGATTCGTTCAGATATTCTTCAGGTAGCTAGCGAAATACATCAATTCGGAAAGTTCTGTAAGGAAGAGTACGATCAATCTGCTACAGAGATTGACCCAAACATTTCTTGTCACATAGCTTCTACAGATGTTAATAAGTTCTTACCTGATGATTACATTGAAGTTAATACAAAAAATAAACCGGACTGGTGGGTAAGAAGGTTTATTTACGGATCATTCTTATTTGCAGAAGGACTTGTATATCCTAGTTTTTCTAAGTGTATAAGACCAACTCCAGCTAAGATAGTTATTCCACCAAAGTATAAAATTATAGCTGCACACGATTACGGGTTACAAGATCCGTCTACATTCGTGTTTGGTTATATAGATACTGACCGAGGTAAGCTAGTCATTTATAAAGACATTCGTACCAACAATACTTCTGTTAAGGATCTTGCCGACCTATTCAAGGAAGCAGCCAAGGATGTAGCAATTGGCCAATGGTATACTACTCCTATAATCGATCCGAAGAATAATAAAAGAGACTATGACAAGAAGGATTTAATCACACATTACGCAGAGTATGGAATCAACTTTAAGCCAGGTTACATTAATCGTGAAGCTAGAATATTTAGATTAAACGATTATATTGAACAAGGTAGACTAGAAGTATACGATTGTTGTACTTATTTGATTCAAGAAATGCGTGAATGTAAGTTCAAGCCTCGTACCTTGAATGATAAATCTAATGCAAAGGACGAACCTATCGATAAAAATGACCACAGTATCACACCATTGGAATGGATATGTATGGAACTTCCAGCAGATCCACGTAAACTTTTCTTAAATATGTTCGACCAATACGGTCATGACATATCTGAAGAGAAGAAAAGAATGAATGAAGGAGGTTGGCAACTCGGTTCAGAGCCAACTTTAATCGATTCATTTGATGATCAAGGTACCGCATTCGGTATCGAAGGAGGAGATTTATATGGATAACCTTATATTTTTCGTTCTTGGATTTGTTTTGGCACTTATTTTAGTGAAAAAACCTCTACAATTTGTAGTGCATCACAAGAATGAGAACATTATCCCTGTGGTTCCTGACGTAGTTATGCCTAAAATGTCAGACGTAATCAGTCAACCAGAGTCTACTGAAGATAAAGTGTACGAGGAAATGGGTAAAGTTATGGATAATGTACAAGAAATCTTTGGAGGGAGTGATAGAGTATGACGAAAAAACCAACTAAAGATATCTATGGGTCTGAAATGCTACCTGAAGGTGTGTGTCTAAACGATGTTAAAGACAAAATTAAGGACACAAATGCCCATTACACTAAAGCAATTCAAAGAATGCGCCTATTAGACGGTGCAGATAGAGGTAAAGTGTGGGATGTTGTACGTGCAAAGTTCCCATCTTACCAAATGACACCAGATACTAACTGGGTAAACTACATTAAAGACAACATTGTTGCTTCAATTTACACAACAGGTCGTTATGGGGAACTGATGCCACGTGCAGAAGACGACATTCAATTATGTGTAGAGTTTAATTCAGCTATGGATACTATCTGGGCCAACACTAAAGCGGATTATTACCAAATGTTAGCTGGTGAAAGAGCCGCATTATTCAATTTAGGTATTACAATGGTCGGTTGGAATAAGAATTTAGTAGGAGGTACTAAGAATTATTGGTACAAAGGAGATATTATCTTTAAGAATATCGATCCTATGAAGTTCAGAAGGGATCCTTACGCGGATGAATTCGACAATGCAGAGTTCTGCTACTATTTTGACGATTACTCTATGTCTATGATTAAGTCTAAGAAGATATATACAAGCAGAATCAATGAATTAATCAAAGCATTGGGCGACAATCTAGGAGGATACCAAGCAGAATCAGAAATCGTAGCGGCTAATGACCGTAAACAACCAGATGGTTCTAATGATTCTTACCATAGAATTACATATTTCTATATTATGTATAGCGCAGACAATGAAGATGGCTACAAGATTGCAGAGATTCACTTACTTGATGACAAGTACGTACTATATTGTAAGCAAGACTTGAAACCTAGAATGTTTCCGTTCGCATTATTATATTGTAATCTGCCAGCTGGTGACTTGGTTGGTTCATCTGAACCTGCTAAGATCTTTGGTAACTATCTAACATACGATTTACTAAATTCAATCTATGCAACTTACGCATACAAGGCACAACGTCCACCAAGATTCGTCAATGTACAATCTGGTATTAACATAAGACAGTTTGCTAAGTACGGTAATGATGCAGACAAGACATTCCCTGTCAATGGTGATGCTTCAACAGCAGTTCACTATGGACAATTCCCTCCACTACCACCAGAACTATTACAAATTAAGAGCAATATTGGTACAGATATCATGACTGCTTCAGGTATTGACCCAATGTATGCTGGTAAAGATACAGGTTCTATTCAAACAACAGGTGGTATGGATACGTTAACAGGTAATACAACTATGAGAGATAACATGAAGATAGCTCTTTATGAACAATATACTCGTAGACTTACAGAACTAGTTGTTAATAACTTAATTCAATTTGGTGACAAGAGAACTTACACAGTTAAGGATCCTGTTACACAACAAGTTAAGACAGTTGAGTTCGATTTTCCTGCTATCGACGACGATATCAGATTCAGATATGATATTGACATCCAAGCATATCTACCTAGAAATAAGGCTAGACTTTCTGCAGCTGCTAATATGTTATTAGAGAAGCAAGCTCAATATAAACCTGATCCTGAAATCATAACTGTTGAAGAATGGTTATTAATGCAAGATATTCCTTTCAGAGATTTAATCTTCAAACGTATGGGAATTCAACGTAACACTCGTATAACTGAACAAGTTGCTAAGACATTAGAGATGTTTGCTGATTTAGTTGAAGGTGGTATGTTACCTGAAGATGCAGTTGAGTCTGTTGCTGCACAACTTCAAGCAGATCAACAACAAACTACATTAGGTAATACTGCAACACCTCAAGACATTCAAGGTCTAGTTGAAGCAGGCTCACCTCAAGCTGCTCAAATGGGAGAAGCTCAAGGTATGCCAGCTGAAATGCCTATGACCGGAGGCTTCTAATGTTTGAAACTATTATGACAGTCGTTATGATATTCATATTAATATTGTGCGTAGTCATAATGATTCTAATGGGTATGTGCTTATATGAGCTTTACAAAGATGACCTAAAGGAGATGAACGAACATGATAAGAAGGGCTTTCAATAAAATATATCCAGGTAGGATATTTGAAATCAAAGGAACAAAATTTGTAACACTTGAGAACTTTCTACCAGTACCTGTATACTATGGCACACTTATAGATATATGGTCAAAGGTAGAAGTTCCTAAGTACTGTGTTATGCAAAAAGGTTTCGAAGTTATCTGGGAGTTTATTGATGAAAAGAAAAATAGTAAAAAGCCGTAAAAGTCAATATGTAATATTGACTTTTTTATTTTCTTCATATTATAATTTAGGTAGATAGGCATAGGCTTCCAATGGCCATCTAACATTGTGTAGTCTATCTACCTCTGAGAACTCGGCAATCTCATAAGATAGGAGGAAATATAATGCCAGAAAATATCGACAGTTTGTTAGCTGATTTTGGTGTAACACCTGAGATGGGTAGCACTCCAACTGAAGATACACAAACACCAGTGGCACAAGATGTAGCTCCTGCAGAAACAGAATCAACAGAAAATACAGAAGAAAAGGTCGAACAAACTGAACCAACTGAGAACTCTAGCGAATCTGATATGCATAATGCTGAAACTGAAATGCAAGCTCAAGTTGAACAACAAAGAGCTAATCAAGCATTTGCTGCAATGCGTGCTGAAAATTCCAAGTATAAGAAGTTTATGCAAACTCTAATGCGTGGATCTAATTTTGCTGGTAATGAAGAAGCATTCATAGAAGCTTTAGAAAACGAAGCTTATAAGAAACAAGCTCAACTTCAAGGACTAGCTGCGAATCCAGAATTACTACGTAAGATGGATCAACAAGAAGAAAAGATAAAAGAATTAACTGAGAGCCAAAGAGATCAAACTTTAATGTTAGGTCTTAAGACTTTACAAGAAACGAACAACTTAACGGGGAAAGAAGTTGAGGCGTTCGTGCAACGTGCAATCGACAATCATGTTGACTTGCTTGCATCTGGTTTAAACTTTGATACCTTATATAAAGGTATGTTCTTCGATGATATCG